ACTCCCCTAAATAGGGGTATTGCACGGGGGCAATGTCTCAAGTATCAAGCAAGCAATTATATACAATAACATAAACTTTACAATTACAGGTAACCAATAATACAAGGACGAGATATGCACATGCCGGATCGTCGACCGGGTTATCATAAGTTTAAAGACATTTCAGGTCTGGGGTGTACTGTTCTTTCCACTTTTCCAGTCTATCCTCAAAAGTTAATTGAAGATCTGGACATAGTGGAAGGAAATTGTGACACCTCGCAACTTCAATCAATTGCAAACGGCGAGTCTCATAGACTTCAGGACCATGAAAAAAGAATTCACGAGCGGCGCCATTCAAATTACAAATTGATTGTTCAGCGAGGGTTACAGATTTAGAGCGCAAAACACAGTGAAGACTCTTGAAGATTGAATATTCTTCAAGGGCCCCACACAAGATTCCTGTATCACCTAGGATCTTGGATTCACGCTTGAGGAAATGGGATTCACTACGTGACATATAGGGAGTTGGAACTCCTGTCTTGTCAGGCAAAGTGAAAACTATTCCTCGTTGATTAAGAAAATTAGCATAAGATACGTGATTAAACTCAGGGAATTCTGGGTTAACCGTACTGTCCGCGTCATCACCATACGTTATCAAAGAGCATACATCCGAAAAACTTGTGAAGCGATCACCTATTAGGGCAATAGCTCCGCATCGGAAAAGCAAAGAATTAACAATGCAATTGATATAAACGGTGAGATTTTGACCAGAAGGGTTAGACCCATAATGCTGGATTACATCGCCATTGTAGGCCATCAGCGGATAGCATACATCCGTTGCAATTCCAGACATAATGATGAGATCATATTCAGTATAATTACACCTTTGGGCAACATGGAGTAAAATGCGAAATGCAGCAAACGTTAGTTGCGCAGGCATACGTAAATCATATTTACTATAGTCACCAGCTAAAGTGGTATCATTACCGAAACGACCAACATGGGTCATCACTTCATGCCACTCGGGACTTTGCGCATTGATTCCAACTGCACACTCAGATTTCAGTGGAAACAATGACAAAAGTCTTGCGAGAGGTAAAAAATATTTCCTAACCAACAATTGAAGGGCCATGGGAGACGCTTGAAAAACACGAACTTTATCCTTGTCCAGCTTAGTGGGCTCATCTTTTAGACAAGCCTTAAACACTGGATAGGCACGTTCGCCATCAAGATACTTCTTCTCACACTGCATAGCTTCTTCCCAAAAAATGGGATCAAGGATAGCAGGGCAATTATGAGAAGGAAAATCTTGAGGATCAAGCAAGTCCAAATATTGAGACTTTGGACCGGACAACGGAAAACCTACGGAAGTGTTTGGTGGCATCTTATCAATAAAACGCTTACCATCAATTCCGCAAACAGTTTCCATTTGTGTCAACGGCTTAGAATCATCAATCAAGGACTTCCACCTCTTATCAAGCAAAATACTATCTAATTGGTGGACATAATCTTTATAGGCACCTTCGAGTAAAGAAGGTTCCATTCCTATCGTTGGTTGGCATGAATACAAAAGAGATTCACGCCAAGAGGCAGTCGAAAATTTTGGCTTCCCCCACAGCGGGGGAACAGCCATAATTTCACAAACAGATTGGGAAATAGGAAGGGAAACAACTTCGGAATAATACTTTGCACGACCGGTGCAACTACCATACAACTCACAATTTGTTCCTAACGGAAGAAAATTAACGGGACTTTTTGGATGAATCTTATCAGATTCAAACCACTGAACACCATAAACAATTTTCTCAACCGTGCCGGAACTTTTGGACAGTAAAACACCATCCTTATTGGCAAGCTGCACAAGAGCAGCATCCAATTCCGCAATAGTCAATAAGCCAGCACAACCTTGAGGAGAGTTTTCAACTCCACCCAGGTGAAAGCCGGCAATCATTGGACCATTAGTATGCGAAACTAGAGGGGCCATACAAAGACCACGAAATGTATTAAAAGGGAGAATATATGAGCAACCGTAAAATGACTTACAAGCTCCGGTCTCTTTAACACCGTACAAAGCGGTGGTAGGACCATCAATACGTTCTCCCAATTTATTTTTATAAACAAGGGTTCCAAAAAGTTGGCTCAACTTCCCCGTAGGGAAGTACGGGCGCAAATCTTTCCAATCACCTCCACTAGGCACCCACACCAAACAAAAGTCGGTATGGGGAATATGAACACTTTGAGACTGGGACAGGAAACAAGAAAAATTTGCTCCAACATGCATGGGGTCCTTACGAATAAAATTACATTTCAACTCGGGAACTTTCCAAGAATGTTGCGGTATTATCGCAACATTGGAAAACGGGAAAAAAGCATCACAACTATGAACTCTTCCATCAATCTCACACGACATATAGGCGAGATTATTGAAAACTAAGTCACATAAGATAGTATGAGTGACACTTTTCGATTTTAACGAACACGGAAGTGGCTTTGGGTCAGGAATGGCCCAAGGATTGGCTTCAGCATCACGTTGGACAATATCAGCAAGATCAGAAGGAGATAAACTACCTTGTGCTTCAGGAACCACACGCAAGTGGATCCAAATTTGGCACACAGTATAAATCGCTCCAACGATAGCACAATATTTCAACAAAGTTTCTACATGTTGTTCACGTACTGATTGAATCATTGCTGGAATAGCATCATTGCGTTTCACGATTTCGTCAAAAACTATCTCCTTACAAGTAAGGAGACGGCGCACGAAATAACATGAAGAAAATAATGCAATAGACAGCAACAAGGGCCGCGGATAGCGGACAAAAGGCATATTCAAACAATAACTAGAAATCGCCACAGAGGTCAAAGCAGCGGGAGTAAAACTCGATGGTATAGCAACCAAAGGAGCTCCCGCACTAAACCAAAAAATGGGCAGCGATAAAACACGAGGGACTTTGTAACGCAAAAGCCATCCACAAAACAATGCAGGTGGTAACAATACGGGTACAGGTCGATCAACAAGCGAAAGAACAGATGCTATGGCACAGCAGCCAACAGCATTATATATCTGCTTATGAGCAAAACCAAGAATAGATTCCTTCTCCATATAGCAAACAATATCTTTACACCATTGTTTACTTAGGAATTTTTTAGGAATCCAATTGGTCCAGCGACAAATCCAAGAGTTTTCAAAAGAATGCGCTATTTGGAACAGCCGAGATGTGGCATATTCCTCTAAGCGCGTTTCAATTTCATTATACTTCTTGGATGATCTCATAAACCACCGAGCACCATATTGTGACACAACACTAGCAAGTAAAGCACCAGCTTGTTCATCATAAACACGGGGGGGTGGCAGCGTATCAGGAGTAAAGGAAAATTCGCCTGGACAACGTTGTTTACCAAAACAATGACAATAATGATTAATAGCTAAATCAGCGGAGTACAAAGGATCGGATACCATACGACAAGTAGGCACAATACGATCACACTCAACACAGATAAGCGATTTCTCACTATATTCTTGACAAAGCAAACAAACTGTTGTATCACTACATGAACAATTCGGAATATAACCCTCAATATGACCAGGAAAAAATGGGCCATAAGAGGGACATTTGCAGTACATTGAAGGCATACCACAATTTTTACAAATTTCCAAACGATTCTTCAGAGAATTAGCGGAGGCAACCAAGCGGCGTTGATTATTAAAATGAGCTCGTGAGAGCTCAATACATACACGCAAGGCTTTCTCAACACTAACATCCTGAAGAAGTTCACCATTAAGCTGAAGAGTTTTCCAACCAATAGAGTCAATACCATTCTTCGAAATACTAGGGATGGCAACAACTTCTTGGACAGTCAAGTCCCAAATATCTTGAATAGGCACACTTTCGTCTGGGAAAGCACGCCACACAAGATTGGGATCCAACATTCCATTGGTAGCGAACTGAGGCTTAACACGAGTGGTGATATGAATATCAGCACGACGCGCGATAGAAACAGGTTCATTAGAGTAGACAGTAGCACCAAGATCTTTAACGTTTGTAGTACATATAACGATCTTAGGCTCAATCACAACTTTACCTTTCTTATCAGCTTCAGCTTGTAGGGCATAAGTAGGAACATTATTGTTCAGATCAATTAAAATCTGCGATGGGGGACGATCAACAAAATCAGCTTTAGCATTAGCAACATCATCAACAAAAACTCCATTGACACATGAACGATAGGTAGAAAAGAATTTATCATTCTCATTTACACTACATATGTACTGGGGATCGGATGAAAAGCCATTTGCTTCAAGCAAAGCATTCATAGCGATTTTGGCAAGGGAAGATTTTCCCTGACCAGAACCACCAAAAAAGCTAACAACAAAAGGAGCGACGCGCAAACCCGAAGTAAGACGGGTTTGTATCAACTCAGTTTGTATACGCTTGAGACGATCAAGGCGAGAACGAAAAACAGCTTTTTCACTAACAGAATGAGTCATATTAAGCAACTGATGACCCTTATCAAGGGTATTCAGTAACAAATTCTCAAATTCATTAGAAGTGATATTACCGAGACGTTCTAAGTCTCCGGTCTTAGCAAATTCTGCTAATCGTTCACATTGACCACAATTCTCATCAAAGCCTTTAGCTTCGAAATCTGAATAGATCAATGGAGCTAAGGAACCAGATGTAAACACACGATAGCCGCCTTCTACAAAATAGAAAACGGTGTTTGCGAAAGCATCAACAAGATCCAAAGCAGTAACATGCTTCTTCTGAGCTTCTATACTAAAAAGTTTAAATTTTCCGAGGGAAAAAGTGAGGTTTGAAGCCTCACACATTCCCAAGGTAACACACAAACTTAAGAGCTTTGAAACACGTTCAAAAGCAGAACAATTAACAAGAATATTCCAAGTAGTCTTGCCTTCACGCAAATAAGACAACCAGTTAGGATCATCAGGCTCACCAGCCTGACCAACCATTTTGGTGTCAAATAGCGATTGGACAAAAGCTTCAACTGATCGCAAAACACTTCCAGAAACAAATGTCTTATAGTAAGCAATAAGTATTGCTATCAATTGGACATTACTTCTGACTTCCTTTATCTGAACAAAGAAAAGAATTAAATCCTCAAATCTAGACAGGAAATTATCGGGTAATGGAAGGTTTTGCATTGCTGCCAAACTTTTAAATTTGGCAATTGCAGACGAAACAGTATCATCAAATTGTGGAACATAGACTGGGTGACTTCTCTTGACAAGAGGTAACTGTAAACGAATAGACAACGGATTAAAATCAGAAAACTGATAATTCCGATGCCGATTAAAAAGTGTCGCACAATGTAGATAAGACGGTAC